TTAATTAATTTTATAGATTTTATCGAATACAGAATCAATCATTTCATCATTCTTGTTATCTAGCTCTTTTATAATGTGTAAGTAAGTAGTTATCGTTGTATCTAAACTTGAATGCCCTAGCCTTTTAGAAACATATATAGTATCACAGCCTTGATACAAGAGAACTGAAGCATGCGTATGACGTAAACCGTGTAAGGTGAATTTTTTTGTTACACCTATTTCAGATAGTTTTTTTCTCAAGTATTTAGTTACTGCGTTATTAGAAATAAGCCCGTTTTGAGAATTGTAAAAGATAAATTGTTCAGGGTTTTGTACCTCTAGTTTATCAAACAATTCTTTTTGAGCTTTCCTGTATTCTTTTAGTAATTGAGCAGTATGAAAATCAATTTTTATTTTACGTACAGAACTTTCGTTTTTAGTTTTTCCCCAGCAATTCATTTTGTAATTCCACGTTTTATGAATATCGATTATTTCATCCTCGAAATTTATATCGTTCCAAGTTGTTCCTAGTAACTCTGCAAAACGCATACCTGTAGCACCAGCTACCACAACCATAATTGGCGATGCGTAGTGTGGGTCAATTCCTTTTTCAGCTAATTCCATTAACCGCTTAAAATCACCGTAATCTAAAAATTTATCATTTTTGGTTTTATCTGATTCTTTACCTTTAATTACAGCTTTTCTAGTTGGATCAAATAGAATAAGTCCTTCCTCAACCGCATCTTTAAGCGATGCTCTGATATGGTTATTAAATTTAATGACAGTTGACTTCATATGCTCTTCGGCAAACTTGTTTAAATATCGTTGGTACAATGGGCGGGTAAGTTGTGAAAGAATTATATTTGGCATATATCTTTCTATATTGTTGAGTGTATCCTTGTATTTTCTGTATGTTATTTCAGAAACGACATCTTTTTTATATAGATTCATCCAATCTTTAAAGTATTCAGACAACAAGATATTTTGTTTATCACCTTGAAGCCCTTTTTTTAAATTATATTCAATTTCATCAGCTGCTTCTTTGGCTTCTCGTTTAGTTTTAAACCCGCTTTTTCTTAATTTGCTATGCGTACCATCTTGTTTTTTATAAGATATTTCGTATTGCCAAGAATTTCCCCGCTTTATAAATCTAGCCATTGCCTATTCCTCCTGTTTTCTGGTAAAATAGGCATAGAAAATAGGCCTATTTTAGGTTTGTTTTTATAGTTGCGTCATCTCAAACTTTGGACAGGGAGAGATGGCGCTTTTTTGTTTACTTAATATTAAACAGGTACTTTGTATTTAGCAGCTTTTTCAAAAGATACTAGTGGGCTAAAATGTATTTCAATTTCGCCTGTCTGGTTTAAACCGAAGTGAGCAACACAATCCATTTCTTTCCCAGGAGCGACTGAGCCCATTGTGTTATCATTTGGATAAGTTTCAGATTTTTTGTTGTCTGAGCCGTAAACTTCAACATCCATACCTACAGGGATATCTGAATCACCATCATTTTTTACGGTATAAGTAATTTTTATTACTTGTGCAGGTTGGTTTTCTTCAAATTGATTTCTTTCATCAGTTAATTCTACACTATTTAGTGTATATTCAGCATCACCAACTTTTACAGTGTCACCAATCTTATAGAAGGTATCGCTTTTTTCTTCTTTAGAAGATGAAGCAGAGGTTGAAGATTTAGTTACTTTTTCGCCACCATTATCACTTGCTTTATTACTATCTGATCCACCATTTAAAGCAGAACCAATAATTACAATTAAAATTACTGCTAGTATCCAAAACCAAACTCTTTTGTAGAAAGGTTTTTTTACTTTGTACGTTTTTCCATCTTGACCCATAACTTTTTTTGACATTTAAATTTTCCTCATTTCTTGTTATAATGTATTTGTGATCTCAGAAATGAGGTATGAGTCCGTGTTGCAGCACGGGCTTTTTTATTGTGCGTAAGAGTATTTTTTCTTGAAATAAGACTGGCAAACATTAAAACATTCTGTTCTTAACTTATTATTGATAGAGTAGAACTCCATGAAATTTTCTAATTTGAACTGAGATTCATCAGTCAATTCGTTCTTAATAAAGATATTTAGTAAAATCATAATTGCGATTCTATCAGCTTCAGTTTCGAATTTTGAATGAAAAGTTGTAGATTTATCGTACAATACTGAATATTCAAAATGTGAAGCAATGAAATTCTCTCACTCTCTAAATAGCAAGCTTTTTTATTTAACTCTTAAAGTCATTCCAGGATAATAAACCCAGTTTCCATCATTTAGCTCTTCTAATTGCTCAACAGTTAATCCGTGTCGTGCTGCAAAGTCACGTCCGAGTTCATTTTGTCCTAATTGGTCATAGACTGCCTGTTCTTCAGATTGTTCGGAATTTTGAGGTTCTTCACTAGGTGCTTGCGTAGGTTCAGCTTGTTGTTGTGGTTCAGAAGGTTGCACATCTGCTTGCTGCCCTTGATTGTTTCTTTCTATTAGTTGCTCCATCGTAATATTTCCAAGATAACTATAAACCTGTCCGCCAGCAGTTAAAGTGCCATCTGCATTTTTCACTAATGTTCTTGCAGTGTTATTCAAAACATATGACATTGTTTGATTACCATTCGCATCAATAGAAAAACTTAAATTTTGGAGTGGAACATTTGATTGAGTGATGCTAGTCAGCGTTCCGTCAGCGTTTATAAAAAATAAATTATCACTTTGGGGGATACCCCAACCTCCGACAAAATCACTTAAACTCACTTGTGTTTGCGTTTCATCCTCAACAAATGAAGTGGAAACGCTAGATGTTTCAGCTGTTGAACTTGATTCTTTCTCTTTAGTTTTACTAGATGAAACGATTGTAGTGGATGTAACAGTTGTCGATGATTCTTTTGTTTTTACTTCTTTTTTCGTTTCGGAAGAACACCCGGCCAACATTATTAAAGACAAACCTAACAAAATCATCTTTTTCATTTGCGATCTTTCCTTTCATTTTCACAAGCTCATTTTTACATAGTTTATTAATTTTGATGGATCATAATTATATCTAAATTGATTTATTGCTGTTCTGGCTAAACTTTGATTTAACAAAATAAATTTTGTTAAGAAATCGTATAATCTAACATAGAGTGCAGCTGCACTCATTTCAAACTCATCACAAATTTGATAAAAAGACATTCGCTTTCTAAAACATTCTTTTAGAGCTTCGTTATTAATCAAAGCAAGTGATGCAAAAATATTAGCTCGCAATTCTTTTGGTGCATCTTCATCACTATATCCTTTTCCTGACAACAAGTCTGAAAAACTTTGAGACTTACAATCCTTATTCATATCAAAAAAATAATGTGCAGATTCATGAAGTATTGAAAAATTTTGTCTTCCTTTAACCATTGTTGAATTATAGGATATTCCACACTGATCATGTAATCTGATTATATTACCAGAAAATATTTTTCTTGAAACTTCTCCAAATTTATAAGGAATAATATCAACATTTTCTACGTCAATCATGTAATCTCTGTAGTGTTTCCATCGTAATTCTTTTAGTTCTATTCCATAATAATTTGCTACCTTTTCTATGATAATATATGCCTGGTCATGATATTCAAAATAAGTATCGTAGTCTAAATTCATAAGCTTTCATCCAATCATTTGTTTTTAAGTCTTGACTTCATAAATTCTAAGTACTCTTTCAGCTCTTCTCTAAGCTGATCTTTTTCTGATTCTGTCAAATCCTCAGTATTTACGCGGAAGAACGTTGCGATTTCATCTTCTTCTATGTTATCAGAGTTTGGATTTTCAGTACGACCTAATAAATAATCAACAGAAACATTAAAATAATTGGCAATGTTTCTTAGTTTGTCAGCGGCAGGCTCTTTAGTTTTTAACGTATATAAGTAGTTTTTGCTGTAACCAAGTTCTATGGATATCTCTTTTAAATTTTTATCACGTTTTTTTGCAAGTTCTTGTATCCTTTCAAAGGTTGTCATATCAGTATTCCCACGCTTTCTTATAGCTAAAAAAGAAGAAAGTATAAAAAAGTTTGACAAAATAGTTGACTATCTAACTAAAGTTGGATATACTCTTCTCGTAAGCTAATTTATTAGCTAATAAGTTATCGAATAAAACCAATAAATAAAACATAAAAATCGTTAGGGAACGGTAAAAGTGTTTATTTAATAGTCTTTATAAGGCTTATTTAGCTATGAACAAATAGTACACTATAGTTGGAAAAGTGTCAACAGGTTTTATTAAATTAGCTAATTTTTTAGCTTACAAATTAAAAATAAGAGGAAGTGAACAATAAATATGTCACAAGACTTAGCAATTGACGTAAGAGCAGCTCTAATTCGTGCAGGAAAAAACCAATCTTGGTTAGCAAAACAACTAGGGATTTCAAGCCCATACTTATCAGATATCCTTCATGGTCGCAGACGTTCAGAAGAGCAAGTTCAAAAAATCAAAAAAATCTTAAATATAAAGTGAGGTGTTTAGTTATATGTCTCAAAAACAATACTTAGAAGCTAAAATTCCAGTACCTTCAGATTACGTTATTATCTCTAAAGTTGAATATGAAGAATTAAAAAAAGCTGATGAGACAGGAAACTGGATGACGTTGAAAGAAGTATTAGACAGGGTAAATCGTGGATATGAATGGTTTACCAGTAATGTATTGAAAAATCCCAGATATAGAAAAATATTAGACGTAGATAAAAATAAAGATGGCTTTGTTTATTATCCAGGGGACGGTCGCGATACTTATCTTTTTCAGAGAAGAAAAATGCTTGAATTTTTAGATGAAAATTTTGCAGATATTTTAAAGAAAGGAAGTAATTAAAAATGAACAATTTAGTAATTATGAAAGATCAACAAGCAGTAACAAGTAGTTTACAAGTTGCTGAAACTTTCGGAAAAGAACACAGAGCTGTTTTAAAAGCAATTGATGATTTGAAAGAGGGGCTTGCACAAAAATATGCAGACCTATTTTGTGAAGACACTTATATTCATCCGCAAAACAAACAATCATATCGCCAAGTAATTATGAACCGTGACGGATTCACACTACTAGCAATGGGATTCACAGGTCAAAAGGCATTGCAGTTCAAACTGAAATATATTGAAGCTTTTAATCAAATGGAAAAAGAAATTCAACAGCCTAAACTTCCAACCTCGCAAAGAGAATTGGCGATGCTTGCTTTATCAGCAAATGAAGAAACAAATGAGCGTGTAGATGTAATTGAAAAAGAAGTAGCCGACTTAAAAGACAATCAAAAAATCGGTGCAGATGATTATGGCTACTTATCACGTCGAGTTCATCAACGAGTAGCAGAAGTTGCAAGAGGATTTGGGAAAATCACAAAGGAACAGCGTGGCAAGCTTTACAAAGATATTAATTCAGGTATTAAGCAAATTACAGGCGTGGGTACCAGATCACAATTAAGAGAAAAACATTATCCAATGGTAATTGAATATATCAATGACTGGGAGCCGTCCACAGCCACAAAAACAGTTGTAAGACAAATGAGTTTAGACTTAAACGACATAGCGTAGGGAGAATATTATGGCTTATACAACTGAACAAGAAAGCTGGATACTCAACCAAATCAAAAAAGAGCGTAAACAGCTACAAGATGATAGAGCAGCGCTTAGACAATCAGAACAACTGACCGAAGGAAAAGCATATCAAATTGAAAAAGAACTTGAATTTTTAAGATACTTAGAGATTCAAAATAGAATGCATATTTAAGGAGAAATGAAATGAGAAAAATTTATAACTTAAGAAGAATTGCAGTGTTGCTAATCGTTTTCGGATTGGGGTTGATAGTAGGCGGAAATTTTAATCCGATTATCCAAAATATTTATATCGGCTTATTCATCATTTGGACACTGTTTTATGATCTGGCACTTGAAGATAGAGAGGTTAAGAAGTGACAAGAAAAGACAAATTAGAACAAACAAAAAAACTTGCTGATTTATGGTACAAGCAACAAAAAAATAAAATATACATTGCGCAACAAAAAGAGCGTAGAGGTGTCGCATGACGACAAAAAAGCGACTTAAGCCGGCAAGCAATAAGTCGCATACAAAAATTATACAAGAAAAATTATATCACAGAAATGAGGTCTTGTTAAATGGCTGAACAACTAAATGTTTATCAAAGATTAGCAGAAGTAAGAAAAAAAGTATCTTATTTAAAAAAAGAACAATCAGGAAGTCAATTTAATTATGTTGGGTCAAGTGATGTCCTAGGAGCTTTACATTCAAAAATTAATGAAATGGGATTGTTATTACAGCCAGCAATTACAGGCCATAAAGTTAAGGACCAGATAGAGATTATAAATCAATACAATAAGTACACGAAACAGACGGAACAGAAACAAAGAATAACATATTTTACTGAACTTGAGATGACTATGCGCTGGATTAATATTGATAATCCAGAAGATTTTTTGGAATCAAAGTGGTATGCACAAGGTGTTGATATTGCTGGTGAGAAGGGTGTAGGTAAAGCATTAACTTATGCAGAAAAATATTTTTTATTGAAATTTTTTAATATTGCAACAGATAAAGATGATCCTGATTCATTTCAAAAGAAGCTTGATGCTAAAGAACCAATAAATTTGGTTAATGGTAAACAAATATCAGAGATGAACGATTTAATAAGAAAAGTAGCGGAACTAAGCTCAAGCGATATGCAAGTTGTTAGAAATGGATTGTTGCAACATGTTGGTGCACAAACATTAGACAGTATGACAGATAAACAGTATCCAGAAGCAATGAGACAGTTAAATAAGTGGAAAAGTAACTATGAAATAGAGATCAATAAAAACAATACAAATGATCAAGTAAAAAATATTAACTGGGGGCAAAGGTAATGACAAATGAATTAACAACAAATGTGCAGTTTAAAGTAGATTTTAAAGCCAGTGAAATAACAATTCAGAACGAATCGCAACTAAAAGAAATGGTTGATAAAGCAGTAAATCATTACTCAAGTATGATTTTTACAGATGCGAATATTCCAGAAGCCAAGCAAGCAAAAGCGGATTTAAATAAAGTGGCGACACTTTTAGATAATGAGCGCAAAGCAATAAAAAACGAGTATAACAAACCCTTGAAATCGTTTGAAGACAAAATTAAAACTTATGTTGGACAAATTAAGTTAGTAAGTGATGGCATCAACGAAAGTATCCAATTATATGAAGAAACAGAACGTTCTAAGAGGCTTGAAAAAATCAAAGATACTATTAAAGAAATGTCAGAAAACTATAGCGTTGAGGTAGAAGAAGTAGGTATTAGAAATAACTGGTTAAATAAGAGTTCTTTTACTGCAAAAGGAGAAATAAATAAAAAAACTTTAGAAGAAATTGCTGCCGATATGACAATGATTTTTAAAGAAAAAGAGCGAGTTATAGGAGAAAAAGCGATTATAGAAAATTATGTAAAGGCATTAGGATTAGAGCCTTACTCGTGGTTAAGTCAAATTGATAACGGAAAAACAGCTGCAGAATTGATGATTGAGATTGATGCTGCACTAGCAAAGAAAAAAGCCGCTGAACAAAGGGCTATAGAACAACAGAAAGCACATGAAGAATATGAAGCAGCAATGCGAGAATTAAATGAAACAGTCGTAGAAGATAAAGTAATTGACAAAAATACAGGAGAAATAGTCAGTGAACTATCACCAAAAGCGGAAGTAAAAGATACAAATAAAAATACAGTAACATTACGACTTTCAGGTTCGCACAGTCAATTGACAGCACTTAATGAGTTTATAGTTGATAGTGGCATTATGGTGGAAGTGATTGAGTGATTGGAAAAATAATAAACCACATAGGAAATAAATTGGTCATCGAATTTGAGGATGAAATAAATTCAAATTTTCTCGAACTTCTGGCTAATAACGATGATAATTTAGCGAAAGTTGAATTCTTAGATAATCGACAGATGTCTCAAAAACAGAATGCACTTTCTCACGTTCTAATAGCCGATGTGGCACGTTGGAGCTATGACGAACCTAAATGGATTGAAAGTGTCTTGAAATACTACTACGAAGCTAAGAGTGGTGTTTATTTTGAACATAGTAGAGCTACCAAGAATGAAGCGACTGAGTGGATCGGTTTCTTAATTGAGTTCATTTTGAAAAACGATATACCACTTGAAAAAAGATACCAATACTTGCTTGAAAATAACAAATGGTTTTATTACTGCCTGAAATATCGTAAGTGCTGTATTTGTGGTAAACATGCTGATATTTGCCATATAGAAGTTGTTGGCATGGGGAGAAATCGCAAAAAAATTAATCATGAGACATTCACATTTTATGCTGGTTGCCGTCAGCACCATCAAGAGGAACACCAAGTAGGCACTAAGAACTTCTTGAATAAGTATCAAATTAAACCAGTCAAATTAAACATCGAAGAACGTAAAAAGTTAAACATAGGAGGATAGAACGGTGGCTGAAAGAAGAATGTTTGCAAAGACCATCATTGATAGCGATGCATTTTTAGACATGCCGCTGTCAACTCAATCTCTTTATTTTCATCTGTCAATGCGAGCGGATGATGATGGGTTTATTAATAATCCTAAGAAAATTCAACGAATGGTTGGATGTGGAGATGATGATTTAAAGCTATTAATGGCCAAAAGATTTATTTTAGTTTTTGATAGCGGAGTTATTGTTATCAAGCATTGGAAAATACATAACTATATTCGAAATGATCGATACAAACCAACTCTATATCAAGAAGAAAAGGCTGAATTAGCTGAGAAAAATAGTAAGGCATATACCTTTAAAACCGAGGTTATAGAGAGTGAAAACCATCTTGGTATACCAGATGGCAACCGTATGGGATACCAAATGGATACACAGGTTAGGTTAGGTAAGGATAGGTTAGTTAAGGATAAAAAAAAGAATAGTGTTGAGCCAAGCTCAACTATGCCTGAATTATTCGAAAAAGTTTGGAAAACTTATCCAAAGAAAACCAACAAGAAAAAAGCTAGAGAACAATTTTTAAAGAAGTTCAAGACGGAAGAAGATTTAGAGTCGTTTAAAAAAGGATATAAAGACTATCTTGCGTATATTAAATTAAACGATTGGTACCATCCACAAGAATTGTTTCGTTGGATCCGTGATGATCGTTATAACGATGAATATGATTTATCTCAAACAAATAAACTGCCAGCCTATTCTAAGGTGCCAATGAGACAAGAAAAGTTACCTGAATGGGCTAACAATCAGAAGCAAGAAGAAGAGAAACTTTCGTCAGAGGAACAAGCTGAGCTTGATAGACAAATAAAAGAATACTTGGAGGGTAAATGATGAATGAATTAGTTAAATTAATTGAGAAATGGGCAAGAGAAAAAAATCTAGATATCGCAGAGCCTGAGAAACAAATGCTAAAAGTGGTTGAAGAAGTCGGAGAAGTCGCAGCAGCATTAGCAAGAAATAATAAAAATGATTTAAGGGATGGTATCGGTGATGTTGTTGTGACACTAGTTATTCTTGCTATGCAAAATGATATGGATTTATACGAATGTCTGAACCAAGCGTATAACGAGATTAAAGATCGTAAGGGAAAAAATGTCAATGGTGTGTTCGTTAAGGAGAGTGATTTGAATGATAAATAATGTGGTATTAGTCGGAAGATTGACAAAAGATCTTGATTTACGCTACACCGCAAGTGGTTCTGCAGTTGGAAGCTTTACTCTTGCTGTGAACCGTAACTTTACAAACCAAAACGGCGAACGAGAAGCGGATTTTATCAACTGTGTAATTTGGCGTAAGCCTGCTGAAACAATGGCTAATTATACTCGTAAAGGAACATTATTAGGAGTTGTTGGCAGAATTCAAACTCGTAATTATGACAACCAACAAGGCCAACGTGTCTATGTGACTGAAGTTGTTTGCGAGAGTTTCCAATTATTAGAGCCAAAAAGCGCCAATGAGAATAGAAATAGCATTCAGATGTCACAGAATGACGGTACAAGCGTTCAAAACAATTTCGAGGGTAATTATGCCACGAATCAAAACAAAGGCTTAAATCAGCAAAATAACAGCCAACAAATGTCGTTTGGTGGAGATGTAGATCCGTTCGCAGGTGCAGGTAATTCAATCGACATTAGCGATGATGATCTGCCTTTTTAGGAGGTTAAAAAATGAACAGTGTAATTTTTGAAGATATAGCACGTATTCAAGCTGAAAAAAAGCAAAAGCGAAAAGAAATGCTTAAGTTAATGAATGAAAACCCAGATTGGTATAGACATCCAAAAAGCATGGTCTATCGTCAAATTAAAATGCTTGGTAAGGATATCGGTGAGCAAACAATGGATAAATCTAAACCAATCAGCTCAATTGATAAAGACAAGTTCACCATTCAAGAATATTTGTATTTGCAGTGGATTGGTTATTCAGTAAATGCAATCATAGAAGCGTTAGGAATGCCTAGAAGCAAATTTTGGGAATATAAAGCTGAACATTTAAATTAGATTTATGAAATGAAAGTGAGTGTTCATTTTGCTGGAGATTTATTACACGCCAACATCCGCTATTATTGCGGATGCATTGGCTAGAAAATATGAGGTCGTTTCTTTAGACAAAGCTAGAAATATTGCCAATAAATTTAAGGCTAGTTTAAAGCAGAAAACGGACCTTTATGTGATTGAAAGTATTTTGATTGATGCTGGTTATAAAAAAGAGCCAGTGAATTTGTGAGGAAGGAGTGGAGGTTTGGTCGACCACAAAGAATTCTTTACTCCTTTGAAATTATGAAAAGAATACTTGATGCCTGTTGTGGTAGCAGAATGTTTTGGTTTGATAAGCAAAACGAACAAGTTTTGTTTATGGACAACAGAGAACATTACGAAAAATTAGACAGTGGGCATGTTATCGATGTTAATCCTAACCTTGTTGCAGATTTTAGAAAGATGCCTTTTGAAGATAACTCGTTTTATCATGTAGTATTTGACCCTCCGCATTTATTGAGAGCCGGTAGTAACAGCTGGTTGGCCAAAAAATATGGGAAGTTGAATGAGCAAACTTGGAAAGAAGATATACAAAAAGGTTTTTCTGAGTGTATGAGGGTTTTGAAGCCGAATGGGACTCTAGTTTTTAAATGGAATGAGGACCAAATCAAGCTAACTGAAATATTAAGCATAATTGATTATAAGCCATTATATGGCAATAAAAGAGCAAAAACACATTGGTTAGTATTTATGAAAGCGGGTGAATAAGATGAATGAGCAAATAAATTTGCTTGAGTTAGATAATGATAAACTTTGGCAATTTTATGGGCATTATTGTAATGACGATTGGTCCGCTAAGACAGAGACCGTGAATGGTGTTACTGATATAGTGCTAGGTTTTAGCGTTAAACTAACGAAAAATGAACTGAAAAAAATATGCAGAGATGCCATCGAAATAAGCAGAATTAAGTATGGATATTCCGTTAGGTTTTTAACAAATAATGTAAAGAAAGAGCTGTTCGTTCGTTTTGACAACTACACCACTAGTAAAAAAAGAGATGTCTTTGAACATATAAATTTATATTTTTAAACGGAAAGCGAGTGAAGAAGATGATAAGAAAGTCAGATAAAATTCGTGCATGGGAATTACAAATGATGTCTCAAAAAATCAGAGTTTTGAGTGGTTTAAGTACAGGTCCAACTGTCACTGTTATGGAAATAGGCAAGTCGTGGCTTGACCATGAGCCGTTGTATAACAAACTTTCTGCTGCTATTTATCACAATAACAATTTAATTCATTTGTCAAAAGATGACGAAGGCTATTCTTACAACGCAGAACAATATGAAAAAGCTGTCAACGATTTTTGGAAAATAAACGCAGAGAATTTTAATGAACCATGTGAAAAGCGGCCTGTCTACTAATAAAAATCAGATAAAGAAAAGAGAGTGGAGAAGATGATTCCAAAGTTTAGAGCGTGGGATAAGCGTAGTAAAGAGATGTGGAAGGTATCAACTTTACACATTGAAGATGAATATGTAGATCTATTCAAAAAAAATATATATGAAAATCCGCTTAATGATCCGTGGGCTAAATTTGGAGATGCGATCCTCATGCAAGCAACAGGCTTTAAAGATGATAACGGAGTTGAAATTTTTGAAGGAGACGTGGTCAACATTCATTGGTTTTATACGGATTATGATCCTGAAACTCTCGGAGCTATTGAAAACGAAGCGACAGCAGAAAAAGTAGTGATAACAAAAGAATTTGGAAATCTTGGATTCTGGTGGAATAGCGGTGATGATTGGGTTGATTTGGCAACGTTGGCACTTACTGTCCAATTGCATGAAGAATCATTCGAGCTTTTAGGCAATATCCACGAAAATCCAGAATTATTGGAGGGAACAGAATGAGTAAACAAGAACTAGTAGATAAAAACGAAGTATTGAGTATTTGGCATAATTATTGGGAATCAGATAAATTGGCTTATGAAGCAGAGGACGAGTTAAGAGAGCTAAAAACGATAATATGTATTACAGAACTCAACGAAAATCAGCAGATTGTGCTGGATTGGTTGAAAGAAAATGTTGGACAAGATAACGCAAGTCCAATGTGCGCTGTCTTTCTCCTTGGAGAATGGCAGACAAGGATAGGTTCAAAAGAGCTTAGGAGCGTAGATATATCTTATTGTAGATTGAATCCAAAGCAACAAGCAGAAGTCTTACAAGCTTTTAGCCAGTGGGCTATTGAACAGGAGGAAGCAGAATGAAACAATTTAACATTGAATTAGTAAGACGTGACAAAGTCAAAGTGGAGCTTGATCCAGAATTTTTTAACGAAGAATGGTTTGCAGAATTTCGCCACTTTTTTTATGACTATGAAACTTTAGAGGAAATAGCAGAATATATCACGTTTAACGTTGTGCATAATAACGAAACTTTCATCGATGGAATTGGAATACCTCTGAGAAATGGAAAACGGCCATATTGGCTAAAGAAAGATGAAGAAGTAAACGAGCACGTAAACGTTATTTATAACAGTTATGATACTGAGATTGAGTATGAGTAGGAGGAAGCAGAATGAAATACAAAATTGCAGTAACTGAAACATTGAGGGCAACACGATATATTGAGATCGAATACGACGAAGATATTGATGAATTGTTACATGATGTAGAAAATTCGCCTTATGAAGAAGATGTTGCAAGCACTTTGAAAGAGTTTGGGGCAACTATTTTAAAAGAAGATCAGCCGATTGTAGGTAAAATAGGCGATTGGGAAACTGAATCATTAGACTATAGTGTAATGGAGGAAAAACACATGAAATTTTACGAAATTAAAGAACCTTATTTAGCATTGATTGCTGCTAAAGATGAAAAACAATGTTTAAAACTTTATAAGGATATTGTTTGCGGCATAGAGAATGAAAAAGAGTTCTTCGAGGAAATGAAAACAATTGATAAATACGAAGCGTTGAAAATGGTTGCTGACAGCAGAGTGGGAGAGCAGGAAATGACAGGAATTGAAAGAGCTTTTGAAGATTTAGAGGATCTTGAAGAAGACGGCGAAGTATTGTTAATCGATGGTAGCTTGCTTTAGGAGGGAAACAGCGATGAATAAACAAGAATTGATTGAAGAGTTAGAATGCTTAGAAGTTCCTACAGATAGCCTTGATTATTTGAGAGGTGCTGACTATGCCAACGAAAGAGCAATTAGCTTAGCAAAACAGCTAGACGAACCGAAAAAAGTCGTTGTTCCGAAGTTCGTGGCAGAATGGATTGAGTTATGCAAAGGATTAGAGTGCACTCTGTATTGCTCAGCAACAAGTAAGCTTAGAGATACGATGCATATAGAAAAAGCTAAAGAAGTATCAGACTGGCTTGATACTTTTGAAAATCATGAGTTGTTTGCTCACGCATGGCTTGACGGCTACGAAGTCGAGAAGGGACCTTTATATCACGTTTTATTACCAGACAAAGGGGCGACTAACACAGGATATACTTTTTTAAATTTAGCGGGAGCAATTGATTTTACGACATGTAAGGAAAAGGTGGATATGTTAACAGAACAAGAAATCAAAGCAGTTGATGAGCGCTATTGGCCGTTTGCTGTGAAGGTGGATGGTGAATAAATGAAACGCAACTGGAAAAGAGTAATAAATAAAGTTAGTGGCATTGCAATAATGATTCTTGTAGCAAAAGCAACCGTGAGCCATTTCGTGTATAGCAATGACATAACAAGCAGTGACCTCGTTTATTTCCTTTCATGCTCGTTTATTTTGGGATTAGGGCTATATTTAGGAGGTTCCAGCGTATGAGTTATCCAGAAGTTTATATCATAGGAAGGCAAGTCGATGGCGTTTATGTTGAATACTTACATGGAGCAGAGCAAGCCGATTTATTTTTCGATTATACGATAGCTCGTGATGAAAGAAATCATATGAATAAAACCAATATGAAAGATGGCGAATGGAAAATTTTGAAATATGGTAGACCGATAACAGTATTAGGAGATGATGATTAGTTGCGGACGTCAACATTTAACTATATCAAAGATATTTTAGGAGACTATTATAAAACCGATGACTATATTCGGCAACGCGAAGAAGAATTACGCTATCCATATAGAGAAAGTGATTTGAACAGTGGCATTAAAGGATCACACGGAAATAATGAAGCTGCTGCCAATTTACTTATTACGATTGAACAAGACAGACGGCTAGCAAGCTTAGAACGGAATAAACGCATTATTGACAAAGTGCTTAGTGAATCGTGTGAAGATACCATCACTATCATTCAAGAGCTTCATTTTAAAAAACGGCCTAGATTCACTATGCAAGGATTAATTGATCAAGGGAAAATATTTTGTAGTAGAAGAAAGGCCTTCGAATTACAAAGAATATTTTTTGAAGAAATCGCAAAAGAATTAAATTTAGATATATAATTTGCACTATTTGTGCACTATCGAGGTTATTTCACATGGTAAATTAGTAGTGTGAGAAGTGTAAGGAAATCAAAAATAAATATTATCTCGTTGCTAACACTGATCACATTATCACTCGCAAACTGAAACGTTCTCTTAGAGGGGAGGTGAAGAGCCTTCTCTTTTTTTCTATAGGTTTGCGAGTGCTATTTTAATCAATTTATAGAGACGAATTATACATATCTTTTTTGACTATGGTATTTAAATTTTCGACACTCGACCAACGCCCTATAAACTAAAATAATATTGTATACTTATTTTAGAGGGAGGTGATATAAATGGATAGAGTGGTTATTCCTTTTGACAAAGAAGATGTATCTGTGGATGAATTAAAAGAACATATTGATTATTATGTTGGATTAGCAAATGAAGGCCAAGAACTTGTAAGTTCAGGGAGTAAAAAAGAAGCTAGGGATATTTTAAGACAAATTAATCAATATTTAGACCAAGAATACAGGTATTACGACAAAGTAAAGGTTTCTGATGCCATTTTTGAAAACGAATTATACAGGATTTATCAGCATGGCATATCAGAAGCTTATGTTAAGCAAAATAATAAGAATTCCTATAATTATTTGTATTCGAACTTTTATGACATTAAAGACTATTTAACTAGTTACGGGATGGAAAAGATATTAAAATAATACAAAATTGTATAACACTTCATCAGAACATACGATGAAGTGTTATTTTTTGCATAGGAGGTGAATAACATGATAAAGAATCCAAAACATCAAGTTTTTGCTGATGAATGGCTAATTGATATGAATGGCACTAGAGCGTATAAGGTTGCATATCCAAACATAAAAAAAGACACCACAGCAAGAGTGAATGCAAGCAGACTGCTAACAGATGCTAACGTGAAGCGATATATTGATGAACAGCTAGAAAAAATGCAGAGCGAAAGAGTTGCAGATGCACAAGAAGTCCTAGAGTATCTCACTAGCACCATGCGTGGTGAAAAAGTGAAAGGCGTTTATAATACCGAAACAACTAATGATGAAGGGGAAATATTTACGCATCAGAAAAGCTATGAATATACTCCTAGCACGGAGGAGAGGACTAAAGCAGCCGAATTACTTGGTAAACGTCATGCGCTGTTCACTGACAAGCAACAAATAGAAGTTACTGAAATGCCAGTATTTGTTGATGATATCGGTGATGATGATGGTTAAGAAAAAACTATCAGAATTATTACCGAAAAAATTTCATTCGGTATGGAGAGCCACTCTTAATTCGGACATACTCAATATTGTTTGTAAGGGTGGACGTGGTTCTGGTAAATCATCAGATATCGCACATATTATTACTCAATTACTTATGAGGTATGCTGTCAATGCGGTTGGCATTCGATATGTTGATAATACATTAGAACAATCAATCTACGAGCAAATGAAGTGGGCGATTGAACAGCAAGGGGTAACGCATCTATTTAAATTTAATAAATCGCCGTTGAGAATCACATACATACCTCGTGGTAATTATATGATTTTCAGAGGTGCCCAAAATCCTGAAAGAATCAAGTCTTTAAAAGATAGTCGGTTCCCGTTTGCGATTGGCTGGATTGAGGAGTTAGGCGAGTTTAAAACTGAAGATGAAGTAACGACCATTACCAATTCACTTTTACGTGGTGAATTAGGAAATGGTCTTTTTTATAAATTCTTTTTCAGCTACAACCCGCCAAAACGTCGACAATCTTGGGTGAACAAAAAATATGAATCTAGTTTCCAACCTGAGAATACATTTGTTCATCACTCTACTTATAAAGATAATCCTTTTATTTCGAGAGAATTCTTGAAAGAAGTGGAGGCAGCAAGAGATAGAAATCCTTTGCGTGCTAGATGGGAATATGATGGTGAAGCAATCGGTTCTGGAGTCGTTCCATTCAGTAACCTAAAAGTGGAGAAAGGTTGTATAACTGATGAGATGGTAGCTGACTTTGATAATATCAGAAACGGTCTTGACTTCGGTTATGCTACTGATCCATTAGCATTCGTACGATGGCACTACGATAAGAAAAAGAATGGCATCTATGCTGTTGATGAAATCTATGGAGTGAAAATCAGTAATCGTGAGTTTGCCCAAAAGGCGAAAGCAAAAGGTTATCAGTCTGATCGTATTGCATCGGATTCAGCAGAACCTAAATCCATAGCAGAATTGAACAATGAACATGGAATGGGCCACGTATTTGGTGTTAAAAAAGGACCTGATTCCGTTGAATATGGTGAGCAATGGCTAGATGACTTAGATTTTATTTGTATAGATCCACTAAGAACTCCAAATATAGCCAAAGAGTTTGAAAACATTGATTATCAGACGGATAAAGATGGCAATCCTAAGCCAAGGCTTGAGGATAAAGATAACCACACAATCGATGCAACAAGATACGCTTTTAGCGAAGACATGGAGAAAAATAATGTAAGTTTCATTAAATTTTAGGAGGTGGAATGATTGTTTCAAAGTGATTTAACATTGAGTCGATATAAAAGATTACGAACGAAATATTCTACGCAAATAAACGAAGAGCTGTTTGATCCAAATGACTTTATAACAGAGATGAAGCCATTTTTTGATGACAGAGAGCGTAAATACAAAGCTTATACAAGTGAAGAAAATGAGATTGATAGCAGACCTAAACCAAACACAAAAATTATAAAAGTGAATAATAAACTTCACGCTGGCTTATACAACACCATTGTTGATCAAGCAGCTGATCATTTCACAGGTATCCCAGTTAAATGGGATTATGATATTACTGAACAACGGAAGTCCTTAATTCAAAAAACAAAGGATTTATTTTTAGGTAACGTCAGCGCGAAGATAAAAACACCTAAAGAATTCGATAGACTAGCAGAATTAGTTAAAGAAATGCGATTCGCAATGTTGGATTCAGACACGGCACGATATCAAGGCGCTTGTGGGGTTGCTTTTCGTTTGTTAGAACCCGTTGAAACTGTGGGAGAGTGGCAATTGTGGGCATGTAATGTTGAGCCATGGAGAGCTGAAAAATATGAGAATGCAGATATTTTCATTCGAGAGAAATATGACACACACCAAAAGAAATTTTTCGAAGAAATGAAAGTTGTTACTAAGAAAAAAATCTTAACGTATAACAGATACGTGGAAACAAATTTAATGAATGCGGCTGAAACATTTAAATTGACAGCAGAAACTGATAACCCTTTAGAAACCTTCTACCTATCAGAATTTAAAAACAACACGAATCGTTATTGCGATTTTGAAGTAGCAGAGGAACTTTCTGATGCATTTGATAGAAGCCTGTCAGACCAGCAAAACGAGGTAGAGCAATTTAAATTAGCGTATATGATGATTAGCGGTTCTCGTTTAGGCGAAGAAGAAGCACAGAGGATGATGGAGCAATTAGGTATTATTAACTTGCCAGATCCACAAGCTAAGGTTGGCTATGTAACGAAAGATATTAACAAAGATTTCAACGAGTATCATCTTAATCAGCTGAAAAAGCTTTACTACACAGTCACTAAGTCAATCGACTTCAACGATGAAGTATTTAAATCCAATAGCTCTGGTGAAGCTCGCAAGTGGCAAATAATAGCACTAGAAGCCAAAACAAACACGAAAGAACAGTACTTTAAAGAAGGATTAAAAGAAGTTGCAGAGACCATGGCAGCTTTTATAAAATTTAACGATAAATTAGAAGTAGATGTTTCTAAAATTGTGTTTACATTTAGTCGTAGTTTACCAACCGATATTGGATATCTTGCTGAGGCGTTACCTAAATTAGCACCTTATGTATCAAAACGTACTATCATTAATCAAATTCCATTCGTTAAAGATCCAGATTACGAGGCGGACATGATGAATTTAGAACAAGGGCAAAACTATCCAAGTGGGGAATACGGCAAGCTAGGCGGTGCGGATAATGACGAAGAAGAAAATAACGGCTAGTGAACGTTATTGGGAAAAACGCCGAGAATTAGAAGACAAAGCACGTTTGAAACTAGAGAAGAAAACTCTTAGTGAGCTAGAATCTGTTTTTGAACGTGCTTTAGTTAAAATTCAACGACAGCTATTGTCACAAGCGGATTTACACGACATCACACAAAGCGAAATGCTAGAAGACTTTAGCAAACGAGACCAAGAAAAGTATCGTAAATATATTGACAAAAACTATGAAAAGTTAATGGAATCAGATGAAGCTTATAAGGAATTCATAGATGAGTATTTCCCATCTTACGACTATACAAAAGTCAATCGTCTATTACAATTACGAGCAGATATCTTTTCAACGTTAGCTGATGAAGCAATCGCAAGCGACGTTAACGGTAAATTTAATAACGACTTAGAAAACATTACAAAACGAATCTACAATTCTAATTCTAATGCGTTGATGCAATTATTAGGCGGCTCTGCTTCTGGTTTATCAAAAAAAGAGCTGGAAAACATTCTGAATTATCCATGGAGCGGCAAAACTTTTTCATCTCGCTTGTGGGGCAATATTTCAAGTTTAGAGCAACGTCTAAGTAATTCTATTATTAATTCTTTAGCAAGTGGCGAAGGTGTTTTAGAAGCTCTTAGAACGATGAAAAACGATGGTGTTATTAGCGGCATGTTTAAGTTAGAGCAGGGAAAGTTTAATAGATCGATTGAAAATCTTGTCAGAACGGAATATTCCCATTTTGCTGTGGAAGGTATTCGAGAATCATTTAGAGGGGCTAACGTCAAAGAATCAGAAAGTTGGTCTGCAGAGGATGAACGTGTTTGTTCCGTTTGTGGCGGATTTCATGGCCAATTAATTAAGAATGAACATCCTCCCTACCACACGTTGTGCAGATGCACAGAAATACCAAGAATTCCAGAAATAAGCGATGATATTGACGCTTTGTATGAAGAAATGTTCGGTGATCTGTTAGACGAATTCGCAAGTGATCAGTGGGGTGTTAAGTTGAATCATCCGCAAGTGTCTATAAAAACTAGTATCTTTGATAAAACAAATATGGCAAAATCAATTGGTGAAGAGAACTATTTGAAGTTTATAGAAAGTTTAGATTCTATAGATAATACTCAAATTAAAGAACTGCTAAATCGTTTAGGGAATCGCTTCAATTTTAAAGACATTTCAGAATCAAAAAGCTTTGTTAATGGTAATGATATACAATTATCAAAAGAAGCGTTTGACGGCACTAAAAATAAAACTCAAATGCAAGTAGTATTTCATGAACTGGGTCATGCTATAGATAATATCGGTGTGGAAATGTTAGACAGTGATTTTGATCGCATATCTGTAATGCCAGAATATAAATTAAAAAATGCAATAAAAAAAGATTTATTAAACGTTTTCAATAATGATTTAAAAGAAGCAAATGGAGATAATTATCAACAAGTCAAAAATCTAAAAAAACTTTCTGTTTTTGATCAAAGTGCTATAGTTAGAAAATATAAGAAACTATCTGAAATATCTCCGAAAGCATACTCTGCATTGTCAGATATGATGGAATCCACAGGTGGTTTTATAGATCACCCGTTAGGATTTGGGCACGGAACTAAATACTGGAAAGCATACGGAATGCAAGAAACAGAATTTTTTGCTCATATGACTGAAACCGTTGTTAACAAAGAAGCTAAAAAAATGATGTACGAAGTCTTTCCAACAGCATCGAAAATATGGGAAAATATGTTAGATGACATCTTAAAGGCGGTGAAATAAATGTTCAGTTGCGAAGAGGGTGCATGGTCTATTATTGATGCTGCAATTAAAAAGTATGAACAACATTTTCATGATGAGTTTCCAATATATGAATATATCGATGTAACAAAGAGTGATGACTTCGATTTTTCTATTCCAGGTGCTAAAAGATTAGCGATACTCATCGATAAGCATATTAAAGAAAATGAATTGGTCCACGTCCCGTCAGATTACCATAGCAGACTTTACTAAGCACTTAAAGGATAACTTTGAGTGCTATTTTTATACCCTAAATTGGAGGTGAGGTTATGAAAGGATTATTCGAAGCAGTGTTGAATCTAGACGTTTTCAACGGTACAGAAAAGGCCTATAAAAAAGCTTTTGAACAAGAAAACGAACGATACTTAACCAAACACACTTTGAGAGACGGCAACGGTAATATCGTCAAAGATGAGCTTAAATCAGTTTGGGGTGGTAATTATTGTCACGTTGATATTTTGTATTCGTTACCAGGTAAAAAAAGTAAATTAACTATTTCGATTGTGTCTAGGACTCTACAAAATGTAAAAGATGCTGTCACTGATTATCAAATGCTAGGCGCTGAACTGGTCCATAAGAATTGGGAGTGATTAGATGGATCCCTATGATTATTTAGATGCAGACTATGAAGAGCATTTACTAAGAGAAGAAGAGCAACTAAAGTCTGACGAAAGTTAGGCTTTTTATTTTGTCCGAAATGACGGTAAACTAGCGCAATGCTGGGCTTAATTGAATGGTGGGGCGCAATAAATAAATCTAAAGCAATGCGGGGCGTGCAAACGAATCGTGGGGCGAAAGGAGAAACAAAATGAAAACAAAAAAATTATTACCAATGAATTTGCAGATGTTTGCTGATGGTGGGGGAAATGAATCAGAGTTCACTATTGATGATTTTAAAGCATTTGTCGAATCGAATGAAGATGCACAGAAATTCATTCAATCTCAATCACAAAGTGCTGCAGACAAACAATTAGAAGCTTGGAAACAGAATAACCTTGATAAGCTAAAACAGGAAGCTGTGAAGCAATATGAAGAAGCTAAAAAGAACAAAACACCAGAACAGCTAGAACTTGAGAAATTAAAAGCTGAGTTTGAAGCAGAGAAAGCTAAGAGCCGTTCGAATGAAAATAAAGCTTTTGTAGCTGAACAAATTGCAGGATTAGAGCTTGATAAAGAGTTGAAAGATTCAGTTTCCCAGTTCATGTTGAACACTTTAGTTAGTTCAGATACAGAATTCACACAGAAAGCTGTAGAAGCGTTCACAGGCGTTTTAGGAACAATCAACGAGAAGCATGCAGAAGCCATCAAAAACATGGAAATGGGTAAAGCTTTTGGTAATAAGCAGCAACAAACTAATGCGGCTAATGGTAATCAGTCAACGCAACCGATTGAAAATCCTAAAGAAGCATTAGGGCAAAAATTACAAGCATTCAATTAGGAGGAATTTATAAATGAAAAAAACTACACTTAATAACCTTGAATATTTAGACATTTCACAAGAAATCAATGCGTTACAACGTCCGTCAACACCTTTTTTAAGCTGGCTATTAGGAGCTGGTAAAACTAGTCCAGCAACTTCTACGGAGATCAAATGGCGTGAATCAGAACTTGATGGAGAAGATTCATCTGCACAATTAGAAGGCGGAGAATACAAAGATGCAGATTCAGGGCGTAAATGGTTCAATAATTACACTGAAATTTTCCGTAAATCTACTTCTGTTTCAGGTACATTAGATGCTATCAATGTAAATGGCGTAGGTAGTGAATTAGCTAATCAAGTATCTCAACGTGCGTTAGAAATGAAGAGAGATTTAAACAAAAAACTTTTGATTGGTGTAAAAGCTGACGAAAATGGTACTAAAGGACGACAAATGGCTGGTGTAATTAACTTAATCAACTCTGATAACTTAGTTAAAACGTCTGCAGCTGATGCAGTAACACGTAAAGATGTGGATAAAATGTTTAAAACTATGTTTGACAAAGGTTATGCAGGAGAAAAACTATGTCTGGTTTCGACTGATATGGTTGATTTAATGACCGATGAAGTTGATAAAGCGGGCACTAAAGTGTTTAACTTTGGAGATCAAGTAGCTTTTGGATTGCAACTAGGGAAAATCGTTTCAAATTATGGATCAGGTACAGCTTTAATTGAACCGTCATTGCCAAGTGGAACAATGATTGCTTTAGATACAAACTATGTGGAGCTACGTCCGTTACGTGAATGGCGCGCAGAGGAATTAGCTAAAACAACTGATTCAAAACGTATTGGTTTAGTTGGTGAGTACACGATTGAATACAACGCTTCGAATTCAGGGGCAATCTTAAACCTTGCAACTGCAGCACCAGGTGAATAATTAAAAAGTAAAGGAGAATAATTATGGTTAAAAAGTCAGAGGTCAAAGAAGAAGTAATCGAAGAGACAAAAGAAGTAACTGAAGAAGTGAAACCTGCAACAAAAACATTCAAAGTTTTAAAAAATAAAAATTTTGTTGGTTTTGTTCATCCTGAAACACGCAAATTTATTACAGCAGTTGACGGAAAAATCGAAGTGAGTGTTTCTGATAAAAAAGCTATTGCAATTTTAGAAGAAGCTGCAGATTTAACAGAAATTTAGGTGATTATATGACAGACGAACAAAAAAAAGTAATTATAGAAAAAGTTTCAAAAATGCTACCTAATGTTTCAAAAGAGCGTATTTCGTCTGTCTTAGACCTAGTTCTTTTGGAAATCGGATCTTACAATACATGTAAGATTGAAATTGATTGGGATTTACTTACCTCGCTTGTAATTGAAATTCTATATCAGTCACTTAAAAGTGAAACGGAACAAGCTGTAACTAGCATTAAGCGCGGTGATACATCTATTAGCTATGCAACTACGCAGCAGAGTATAACAGCGTTGCTTGGCAATTACAGCGACACTATTAAACGTTTAATTGGCTGTGATAGTGGGGTGTTTTTCTATTGAATGAAGCGGATATTTTGGCAATGACCTATCTTGATACTTGTGTTATTGAAAGAATGGGTGATATCGAAAATCCTGAAACAGGTATTACGGAACAAGATTATTCACCAATTCATGATGGGAAGTTAAAATGCTCACTGTCTCAAAGTGGTCTGGGTAGCGCTGGAAGCTTACCAGTTGTTGAAAACAAAGGGACCGTTAATATCACTTACGAAGATCAAAAATTATTCTTAATGCCTGATGTAGATGTGAAAAAGGCCGACAGAATCACGGTAATTCAAAGTACAGGTCAAAAGCATATTTTATTTGCAAAGAAACCCTTTAACTATCCAAGTCACATCGAAGTGACATTGACAGGAAGTGCAATCGATGAGTAAAAGTGATTTTAGAATGACCTCGAATGCTGACAAAGTTATTGCTAATTTAAAGAAAATGACACCAATTGCTGAAAAAGAAGGTATTGCGATGGTCAATGATTCCTTAGCGAAGATTTATCAGTTAATTGTACCTATTACGCCGATTAAAACAGGTGATTTAAGACGTGGATACAGAATCATTAAAGCTAGAAAAACATCAAGTGGTAGAATCGTTGGCGCCTTAATTAACAATGAAAAATATTTCAAATATGTAAATGACGGACACAGAACGAAGAATGGTGGATTTGTAAAAGGGCGATTCATGTTGCAAAAGTCTTATAAATTAGCTCATGCAACTTATATTCCAAAACGATTTAAACAAATGGCGATTGTCATCGCGAAGAAAGGATAGGGTATGTACGATAAAATTTTAAAAATGCTTACGAGCAAAATAAAACAGTTCTCGAATGCACCTATCTATCTTGATGATGTGATGCAATCGTCAGAACCGTTTTATTTTGTTTTAAGCGTAGAAGAAAGCATGACTGATAATGTTGGCCAAAACGTTCAGAATAAAGCATATAACGTTGATATTGCATTAGTTGATAGCAAGAAAAATAAACAATTAGTAACAAGCCTAACAGAAAACTGTGGGGCTTTTTTTAATGTCTTGAAATTAGATGGAAATGAATTGTTTTCGGAAGATTATCAGACATTTAAAACAGATGGAATTCAACATGTTAATTTTAATGTTGCTTTTCCTCAATTAATCGAATGGAGTGAAGAATAGATGGCAGTTAAAAAAAATGTAAGTGTCATTTCTGTGGAGAAACCAACCTGGTTCCCACTAACAGATGACACAGGTACTTTCCCAATCTACGGAGAGCCAACAACAATCGGGACTGCAGTAAGTATTAAACCAGATGTTACAACAGAAACAACGCCTGACTATGGCGATAGTGTAGTTCAAGATCAGTACGTTGCATTTGGTGGTGCAGAAGTTACTTTGGAAACAAATGGATATCAAAATGAAGTTTTAGCTGAAATTACGGGTGGTGAAAAATTGAAAGGCGGTGTTTTACGATCCGCAGATGATATTGCACCAGATGGAGCATTTGCTTATCGCCGTCGTAAATCAAATGGTAAATATCGCTACACAATTTTTTATAAAGGCAAATTTGCATTGACTTCTGATGAATCATCAACTCTAGAAGGTAGTTCAGTATCTTACACTCATCCAGAGTGGACAGGTTCATTTGTTGATGTTCCTGGTGTCGGATACATGTATTCAGTCGATGAAGACGATGAAGGTGTTGACTTAGATATGATCAAAAATTGGTTTACTACGGTTACTAATCCACGTGAAGAGTCTACAAATCCTGTCAGTGGTGTAACTTTAGATAAAACGGAATTAGTTCTAACCGTTGGTGAAACTGCAACTCTAACGCCAACAATCGTACCTGAAAACGCAACAAACAAAAACTATTCATTCAAATCAAATGATACTTCAATTGCAACAGTAACACCTGTGCAAGGAAAAGTTACAGCAGTAACAGCAGGAACCACAACTGTTGTTGTCACTACTGAAGATGGCAACCATACAGCTGAATGCAGCATAACAGTTAATGCATAATAAAATTTAAGGACGGCCAAGTGTCGTCCTATTTATATGGAGGAATTAAAAAATGGCAAGCAAATTACAAACGACAATTAAACTGTACTTGAAAGATGAAGAAGGAAATTTCACCTCTAAACAATTCAAATCTGCTGAAATGTTACCAGGGTCTGTCATGGAAGATGCAACAGAATTACAAGTAGAACTAGAAGAAATCGTCAAAACAAACGACATGGAGGAAATTCGGCCTGTTTTGCGTAAATGTTATGACTTTATCGCAAAAGTTATTTTTGAAGGTCAATTTACGGGCCAAGAATTTCTTGACGGAATGGATGCACGCGAAATTTTAAAAATTACGGGTCAACTATTAGGGTCTGTTTCTAGCGGTTATGATGCAGTTTATTCTGATCAGAAAAAAAAGTAACAGATCTCCTTTATCATCCTCATTTTAAATTTAGTCCACAGTACCGAGAAGCAGAATTAAAAATTGCGTTGCTTGAAAATGGGTGGACACTAAACGAAATTGAGAATACAGACTTGAAAGAACTTATGAAGCTTTATGCGTTCAGAGATGCTGTTAAAGAATTTGAAGAACTTAAATTCCTTGATGAACACACAATGTTCTAAGAAGGGAGGGGGTACTTATTGAACAATGAAGACTTAGTTTTAAAAATGATACTAGATGAATCAGGATTCTCCCAAGGTCTAAATTCGGCAGTAAAAAAGTTGCAAGGTTTTGATGGAGAGGTTGACAGGACAGGACAAAAAGGCGGCCGCTCTCTTGGATCTATTTGGACGTCATTTGTTGGTAACTTTTTAGCCAGCGGAGCAACTAAAATTATTTCAAAAGGAATTGGGCTGATTACCAGCAACATCGATGGGGCCATTAATCGTGTGGATACGTTAAATAATGCAAACCGTGTATTTGAAAATATGGGCTTTTCAGCTGGCGAAACATCAAAGACAATGGATAGCTTAAAGAAGAGTATCCAAGGGTTACCTACACCTTTAGACAGCGCAATTAAAGGTGTTCAATTAATTGCTTCGTCTACAAATGACTTAGGAAAATCAGAACAGATTTTCGCGGCTTTAAATAATGGTATCCTCGGCTTTGGTGGGTCTGCAGAGATGGTAGACAATGCGATCATCCAGCTATCACAATCATTTTCAAATGGTAAAGTAGATGCGCAAACGTGGAACTCAATGATTAACAGTGGTTTGGGCCCAGCTTTAAACGCATTAGCGAAACAAATGGGGTTAACTGCTGGTCAGATGAAAGAAGGACTCTCCGATGGTTCAATTTCAGTTGAAGAATTTCAAGACTCTCTAATTAAATTGAATAAAGAAGGCGGAGGAGGTCTTAAATCATTAGAACAGATTGCTAAAGACTCTACTGCAGGTATTAAAACCGGATTGGCTAACATGAAAACTGCGATCGTTCGTGGCGTGGCCAATGTTGTAACTAAAATTGACGAAGGCTTAAAGGGTGCAGGTTTTGGAAGTATAAGTGAAATCATTGCTGACAAAGGGGCAAAAATGGAAGCAGCTTTATCTAAATTTGCCGAGATGATTCCGCCAATGATAAAAACAGCCAAAACATTGTATGATACGTTAAAACCTTATGCACCATTGCTTGCAGGTTTAGCTGGCAGTATTGGAACGTTGATGCTTGCTAAAAAAGTAAGTGCAGCATTCACGGCTTGGCAAAAAGCAACAGAAGGATTATCAATTGCGCAAGCGATACTTAATTCAACTATATTGGCGAATCCATTTGTCGCTATTTTAGCTGCAGTTGTAGGTTTAGTCACAGCGTTTATTTATCTTTGGAAAACCAATGAAGGTTTTAGAGATGCTGTTAAAAACATTTGGAAAAACATACAGGAGGTCATTTCAAGCGCTGCCGATGCAGTTGTAAAAGCATGGAATTCCACAATGGAATTTTTCAGTAATATGTGGGATGGCACAAAAGAAGCTTTTTCAAATGCTGGTACATGGATGAAAGAAGCACCTGGAAATGCAGCCGACTGGGTTAAAAATAAATGGAATGGTACTAAAGAATTCTTTAGTGGACTTTGGGATTCAACAAAAGAAGGCTCAAAAAACACATGGGAAAATATCAAGCAGGGTGCTGCTGATAGTGCTAAAAGCGTTGGCGAAAGTTTTAAAAATGGCTTTGATAATGCAAAAGACTGGTTTAAGGGTGTTGGAAAATCAATATCAGATGTTTTCACAACAGCATTTGATTTTGTTTGGAAATATATTGGTCCGTATGCAACAGGAATCAAAAATGCGTTTAAAATGGTTGTTAACGCTATGAAAGCGAACATTGAAAATGTCAAAATGATCGCTGAAAATGTCGTTACCATTCTAAAAAATGTTCTGTTAGCTCCGATACTTTTCATTACATCAATGATTACCGGCGGATGGGAAGAAGCAAAAGAGAACATGATTGCCGTTTGGGATAATATTGCTGAAGCTGCTCAGACTATTTGGTTCGGGATTAAAAATATCTTTTATAACACTGTTACAGCTATTTCCTATTCAGTTACTTCTATTTTTAATGGATTGATGTTGACAATTAAAAAGATTTGGATTGATGTGAAGTTATTTTTCACTTTGCTTTGGATTGATATTAAATATGGAGCAATCAACGTTTGGATTGAAATTAAATATTCTATCATCGAAACGTGGATAAATATTAAATTTGAAGCAATAAGAATATGGGAAAGTTTGAAAACTTGGTTCTTCGAAACAGTAGAAAACATTAAAAATGGTGTGATCGATGGCTGGAACAACCTAAAACAAGGAACCATTGATACATTTAATGCAACTGTTCAATGGTCAAAAGATACATGGTCCAATTTCAAACAGTGGATTATTGATGCGGCGGTTGGAATAAAAGATGGTGTTGTTCAAACCTGGTATAGAATTAGAAATGGCACAATAGATACCTTCAACAACATGGTGCAAGGTGCTAAAAACGCATGGAATAATCTCACAAGAAGTGTCAGTGATACAGTGTCAAATGTAAAACAAACTTTTGAAGATTTAAAACATGTTGATTTATTTGAAATTGGTCAGAATATTATTCAAGGGCTTATTAATGGCATAACAGACAAGTTTAATAAATTAAAAGAAACAATGTTTAATATGGCTGATAATATTAAAAAATGGACTCAAAAGCAATTAAGAATATTTTCTCCTTCGAGATGGATGCGGGATATGATTGGTAAAAATATCGTGTTGGGTGTCGTTGCTGGTATTGACCAAGAAAAAGGAACTTTGGATAAATCGGTTAAAAAAATGACTGATTTGCCAACGGAATTACCGGATTTTTCTGTCACAGGTAGATATATTAGTAAACAGGAATCTCAAGCATCTAAATCGGATAAGAACAACAGCAATGCAACGACTACCTTTGGTGGTGATACCTTTAACATTAATTTACAAGCAATGGGTGAATTAGATGATAAGCAATTAATGAGCATGGCTCAAAAATTAGTTAAATACATTCAAGTCGTCAAAAATAGAGATAGCGATGCAGTAGGAGGTGCTTTTGGTGGAATTTAAAAGAGGTCAGTTTTTTCTTAATGGAAAACATAGCTCTGAATTTAATGTGTTTATGAGAGAAAGACCTGAACGACTTTCTGCTGGACGTGTAGTAGAGCTTAGGGAGCGAATGGGTAATGATTCAATAGCTGTTGATTTTGAGTATTATAAAAATGTAGAACGCACTATTACATGCTATGCGAAAGCAAGAAATTTACAAGAAGTATCTTTCTTAGAAGATGAAATCACGTTCTGGCTCGATATGGGAAACTACTCAGACTTTATCGTCTATTTTGATGAACATTACATCTATCAAGCCATCGTAACAAGTCCACCAAAGTTTACAGGAACAAGAAAAACAGGGATTTTAATTCCTTTTGAGTTTACTGTAAGTATCCGACCTTTCAAAAAAAATCGTATTGGCCAATATTGGACAAGTAATCCTAAACAATTAATAAACACAGAAAAATATCCTTCAGAACCTACTATTCAGATTTTTGGTTCTGGGGATATTTCTTTTTTCATCAATAATCAGGAATACGCATTAAAAGCGATTGCTGGAGACATCATTATTGATTCAGAAAAACAAGAAGCTTATCGAAACTCAGGTGGAGCTTTTGAAATTTTGGATCATAAAACACTTTTCAAAGATTACCCAATTTTAAAAAGTGGAGAAAATAATTTTCGCTGGACTGGAAAAGTTACAGAGTTTAAGGTTCAGCCTAATTGGAGGCGGAAAGTTTGATTCCAGTTATTTTTAAACCTGGAGAAAAAGATTTTACAACAAACGGCTTAGGACGTCTTATTGATGCGACACGTTGCGAAATCACTGAAGAAGCAAACGGAAAATATGAACTAGAAATGGACTATCCAGCGATTAGCAGATTTAGTGATTATTTCGAAAATGGCTATCAAATTAAAGCAAAGCCAAATGACTTAGAAGAATACCACATTTTCGAGATCAAACAAACGTTTAAAGATACGTTTACTAATAGTATTGTCATTTATGCTCAATCTCGTACTTATAAACTAGGAAATAGACAAGTAAGGCTAGTGACAGTTGATAATCGTAATGGTGCAGAAGCTATGAGATTAATCGAACAGAACATGGACGAACCATGCGATATCAAACTTTATTCTGATATTAACACAGCTTCTAGTACGGTATTCGAAGCTAGAAACGTACTTAATTGTATTGCTGGTGAACAAGGTTCTTTGCTTCAATATTGGGGTGGAGAAATCAAACGAGAACCTTTTAAATTATCTTTGTTAAGACGTAGAGGGCGAGATAATGTTGGAACTGTTCGTTATGGTAAAGATTTAAAAGGATTAACCATTAAATTTGATTGGCAATCAATTGTTACTAAAGTTTTACCATTTGCAGAGCTTCAAAGTGGTGCAGACGGAACTTCTCAACGGATTTATGGAGATGCGGTTAAGAGTGAATATATCAACAAATATCCAGATGTTTACGCTCAATACGTTCAGTTCACTGAAGATCAAGGAGTAAAAGATTCATCAAGCTTAAATAAAGTGGCAGGTAAATACTTCACTACATTATATCCAGGAAGTGATAAGCCTAAAGTTTCTATTGAACTAGAAATTGAGAAACTCACAGATTCAGAAGAAGCAAAAGAATTTGCTAAAATGAGAAACTACAATTTATTCGATACGTTCACTGTGTATCACAAGTTTTATGATATTGACATTCAAACGAAAGTTACAGGGATTGTCTATGATGCTTTAGCAGAAAAAACAATAAAGATTACTGCTGGAGATATCCAAGTTGCTTTTTATAAACAGCAAAGTCATGATTTTCAAGAAGCGATTAAAACCTTAACTAAAAAAGATTACATGAGTAACTTTATTGATTACATCACCGATTTAATCAATGGCGTGAAAGGTGGTAGTATTCTTCAATATCCTAAAAACAGGCCGCATACGCTTTATTTTATGGATACAGATTCCACAGATACTGCAAAAAATGTCATCGCCATTAATAACCAAGGTATAGGCTTTTCAACTACTGGATGGAAAGGCCCCTTTAGAAATGCTTGGACCATTGATGGTATTTTAAATGCTGACTTTATCCGAGCAGGTAAAATTAGATCGGATATTTTTGAAACGTCATTCAATGCATATGGAGATATTTTGCGTTTAGTTAACGGCGCTCTGCAAGCTTGGAATGGGAAAACTAAAATAATGGAACTAACCCGAAAAGGCATGGGGTTTTGGGATGGTTCGAGCCATGTAGGCAACATGGGGACTAAAGGAAACCCATTTCCATTATTAAACGACGCAAATGGTAAACCCGTAGTAACAGATGGTAAATCGTTGTTACTTGTGGGTAACAGTCCCACTAACATCATCGGTCTTTCTAACGAAGAAAGTACAGGTTTGATCATTAGGGGAGCTACTCAGTGGAATCTTGCTAATAACTCTTATTTCATCGGAAAAGGCGGTAACAAATCAACTATTTATGTTGATAGATTGATTGTCGGCGGTAAAGAAGTAATACCTGGTGATGGATCAGGCGGCAATGATGGTGATGTACCACCAGAGCTAACAACCGAAAAAGAGAAAAATGCTTGGGCCGTTTGGCAGTTCTTGAAATCTAAAGGATACAGTGAACAAGCAGCCGCTGGAATATTAGGTAACATGGACCAAGAATCTGGTATCATGCCTGATATTGATGAAGGTGGGGGCGGTCCTGGTTACGGTCTAGTTCAATGGACATCGCCAATTGCTGGTGAAAGCGGACGTGCTTATGTGCAACGTTTGCTAGCTCAAGCTGGAATAAGTGGAGACTATCGAAATATTACCACACAGTTGAAGTTGCTTGATTGGCATATGCATAATGGCCAATATATTCCTTCTGCGGCTTATCCATATTCCGTTGCAGAGTTCAAAGCATTAACAGATATTGGCACAGCCACGATGGCATTTGAAGCGAACTTTGAACGTCCAGCGGTCACACATCCAGAACGAATTCCGATGGCCCAATATTGGTATGATTTGCTACACAATTTAAAACCAGGGACTAATAAGTGGGTTAATCCTGTGCGTTCTAGTTACACTATCACTCAAGAATGGGATGAGATTGGCTGGGGGACAAATGTGATTCATGGTGGTATTGATATTGCATCGATGCCTGCTGGAAGTATGCCACCTGTTTATGTTGCCCGCTCGGGTACAGTAGAAACTGTCACTTATGATGGGACAGGCGGAAATTACGTAGTAATTAAGCACGATGATGGCTACTGGACCTATTATGGTCACTTGGATTCGGTCGATTTGTCAGTAGGCGACAAAGTAACAACTAATTCACGTGTGGGAATCATGGGAGCAACTGGATTAGCTTCTGGTGTTCACCTTCACTTTGAAGTATGGAAAGGCGCTCAGTGGCAACGAATCAATCCACGTGATGTTATTAATTTTTAGAAGGGGTGTGAATAAATGAGTAAATGGCAAGCAACACTAAGCACCACGGAGCCATACAATTACATTGGTATTCAAAATGTACGGCAAGGGAACCGAAATACCGAGGTTTTAGAAGCTATATTAGTTGAAAATGCTTTGCCACTTGATTTAACAGGTTGCGAAGTTTTTTTTGAATCGGTTATTGATAAGAAATATCCGATTCAACGTTCAGCAAAAATTATAGATGCTAAAAAAGGGATTATTCACTATACCTTTGATGAATATTCTATGCAGTCATTGCACAGACAGGAAGCATATTTCAGTATTCATAAAGGCGACAATCTAATTGGTGCAACGCAGAATTTCTCTTATTTTGTGGTGAATGCTGCTTCGAAAACAGAGGGTGAAATGGGTTCGTATTGGCAATCAATAGAAGATTTGATTGCTGATATGACCGCTTTTATCAACGAAAATAAGGGCGATTTTACTGATTGGATGAATGCTAGAAAAGATGAGTTTGAAGCGTGGCGAGATGCGCAAAAAACAGATTTCACTTCATGGTTCGAATCAATCAAAGATATTTTAAAAACGATTGATCCTGGCGGTACGATGTTAGTCGAGCTAATGGATGCACGTGTAGACATTCAAGGAGTGCGCCATAATTCAATTTCTGAACGTTTATTGGCAGATATGGAATATTTGTATCAGAGGTTAGAAGAACGGCTATACACCATCAAGTACGGCAATGTAAACACGTTAGAAATTTTAGAGGATGATTCATTTTCTAAGAATCATGAAGTTGAACTGGTGGGTACAGTCAATTTTCCAATCGAGGAAGGGGCGTTAATCATAGCGACAGTTGATGATCCAAAACAAAATGTTTTTACGATTGAAGGTGCAGATAATGGTTGATGCTAAAAGAATGATGGAAACCGATGAAAATGGTATTAAACGTCAGTTTTTTCCTATGACACACGTATCGGCAATCCTTGGACTAACAGAGATAATGGCTGGTAATTCAAAAGTATCTTCAGTAAATGGACATACAGGCGCAGTCATTATTACGCGTGCAGACTTAGATTTACCTATCGATGGGATTATGATTTCGAAACAGGAGTATGACAAAATGTTAAAAATCATAGCCGATTATGAAGCTGGAAAACTAGGTGGTTCTGGTGTTGAGTTTGAAAAAGTAAAAGGAGATGAAGAAATAAATGCCTGATTTATATGTAGTGAAAAAAGACGGCGTAGCTATTGATGTACAAACTAGTACAGCTGGCGTTGTTGGATTAAATGAATTTGTTGATGGAAAAATTAGTGGTGCTGGAGCAGGCACTGTTTCGTCTGTAAATGGTCACACAGGTGAAGTTACATTAAGTGCTACTGACGTAAGAGCTTTGCCTGACACAACTATCATTCCAACACTTCCTGGCAATGCCACTGCTGAAAAAGACGGTTTAATGTCTAAAACGGATAAAGCAAAATTGGATGCATTACCAGTTTTTACATTTGAAAAGGTAGGTGAAGCGTAATGGCAGATATCGTTCAGTTAAAAGAAAATGGCACTGTAAAGTATATGAAAACACACGCAGATGCCATCGATGGTATTGAAGGTAAATTAGTAAAGGCTGTTGGAAATGAGACTGTTTTAGGTACTAAGGATTTTCAAGATGGATGTCTTTCAAAAGGCAACGCAGTATTAACTCAAAATGGATTAAAATATAAATCATTTACGCCAACTGATCTTGATTCTTTACAAGGTGGATCTGTAACTTTTGAACGTTACGGTGACATTGTAACTGTTCAATTTACGATTCAAACGCGAATCGATAAAGATTTTGCAAAAGATCAAACGATTGTTTGGGGAATACCAGATGAATTTCAACCGAACACGGACAAACTATTTCCGTTAATTAATAGTGTTGGGAGTGGCGGAATTGTTAAATTTGTCAGTGGTGTTAGAATATCAGCTCAAACAACCATCGCAAAAAACACGTGGTATTGGGGAACAATCACTTATATTGCTAAAAACAGATTATAATCAGGAGATGACATAGATGAAAACTATTTATAAAGTTTTGTATCCTGTGGGCTATGAACCACAAGAAGTAAGTGACACATACAACGTTGCTTTGCCATACGTGGTAGAAAAACCACTTGAAGGTTTAGCAAATGAACAATCACAATTCTTTAATTTCTCGGAACGAAAATGGGAAGAAGCGGTCACGCAAGATTATTCGAAGAAATTAAATCTGTTAGAAAACCTTTCAGCAGTATTAGAAGCAGATAACACTGCTTTAAAACAAGCAAATGAAAAACTAAATGCTAAAGCAGAATCGCTTGCGCAAATCAATTCAAAGACTATGCTTACGTCTCTTCAAAATACTAAAGAAATTGATGCGATTAAAGAACAAATCGGAGGTGCAAAATAATGTATTCATATGATGACATTAAACTGATGTATGACTGGGGGCTATTTACTCCAGAGCAGGTTGCAGAATTTGTACCTAGTTGTATTACAGAAGAGGAATTTACTAAAATGACAGGAAAACCGTTTAGCAAAAGCTAGGCGGTTTTTTGTTACAGGAATGGAGACGATAACTTGAAAGATGATCCTTTAATTGAAATCGTCGATCGTTTGGCACGGATTGAAACAAAGTTGGATAATCATGAACAATTAAGAGAGAAAGCAGATATAGCACTCTCAATGGCCAAAAACAATGAAGGCGATATTGCGGAAATAAAAGAGAATCAAAAGTGGACGTGGCGAACAATTGCAGGAATTGGGGTTTCTGTTGCTGTTTATTTAATCACGAAATACTTAGGAGGGATTTAGAAATGATATTACCAGACAAGTATTACAAAATTATCAAATGGGGCGTGCTAACAGTGCTACCTGCAAGTTCTGTTTTGGTTGCCACGCTAGGTAAAGCTTATGGATGGCAGCAAACAGATATGGCTGTTTTAACTATTAATGCCATAGCAACTTTTTTAGGAGTAGTAACAGGTGTGTCAGCATATAATTTAAAAGACAAGGAGAAGTAAAAATGAAAAAGAAAATTTTAGTAGGAGCGCTTGTCGCTCTATTTTTTATGCCTTTAAATGTATTTGCTGCAAAAGGTGACCAAGGCGTTGACTGGGCGATTTATCAAGGCGAACAGGGTCGTTTTGGTTATGCACATGATAAATTCGCTATTGCTCAGATTGGTGGCTACAATGCTAGCGGTATTTATGAACAATACACATATAAAACGCAAGTAGCAAGTGCTATTGCACAAGGTAAACGTGCGCATACCTATATTTGGTATGACACTTGGGGAAACATGGACATTGCGAAAACAACAATGGATTACTTTTTGCCACGTATTCAAACGCCTAAAAATTCCATCGTTGCATTAGATTTTGAACATGGAGCGTTGGCTAGTGTTCCAGATGGATATGGAGGATATGTAAGTTCAGATGCCGAAAAAGCAGCAAATACAGAGACTATTTTGTATGGTATGCGCAGAATCAAACAGGCTGGCTATACTCCAATGTATTACAGCTATAAGCCATTTACACTAAATCATGTAAACTATCAACAAATCATCAAAGAGTTTCCTAACTCTTTATGGATTGCTGCGTATCCTATCGATGGTGTGTCACCATATCCATTGTATGCTTATTTCCCAAGCATGGATGGTATTGGTATTTGGCAATTCACATCCGCTTATATTGCAGGTGGTTTAGATGGTAACGTAGATTTAACAGGAATTACGGATAGTGGTTATACAGATACCAATAAACCAGAAACGGATACGCCAGCAACAGATGCAGGCGAAGAAATTGAAAAAACACCAAGTTCTGATGTTAAAGTTGGCGATACGGTCAAAGTGAAATTTAATGTTGATGCTTGGGCAACTGGTGAAGCCATTCCACAATGGGTAAAAGGAAACAGCTATAAAGTACAAGAAGTAACTGGAAGCAGAGTATTGCTAGAAGGCATTTTGTCATGGATTAGCAAAGGTGATATTGAACTATTGCCAGACGCAACAGTCGTTCCTGATAAGCAACCAGAAGCAACTCATGTGGTACAATACGGTGAAACGTTATCCAGCATTGCTTATCAATACGGAACAGATTATCAAACATTGGCTGCATTAAATGGATTGGCTAATCCAAATCTTATTTATCCTGGTAAAGCTTTGAAAGTAAATGGATCAGCAGTAAGCAACGTTTACACAGTTCAATACGGTGATAATTTATCAAGTATTGCAGCTAAACTCGGCACTACTTATCAAGCCTTAGCTGCATTAAACGGATTAGCAAATCCTAACTTGATTTATCCAGGACAAACGTTGAACTATTGATAGTTTTAATATAAAATAAGGATACGCTTATTAAATTTCTCTTGAGTCGTCTTCCCCAAGGCGGCTCTTTTTAGGACCATTAGCTCAGTTGGTTAGAGCCAATCGCTCATAACGGTTAGGCCACAGGTTCGAGTCCTGTATGGTCCATAGTTAAACACCTACCTCTTTTTTTTGTGAGAGATAGGTGTTTTTTTGTTATGTTAATATTTTTTTGTTGAAAAATAGAACAAACGTTCGTATAATGTTTCTGATAGGAGAGTGTATCAGATGGTGAGACGAACTAAAAAAGAGTTTAAACCTTACAATGATTATGTTGACCGTCCTTTTGAATTAAAGTGGCCAACGGCGTTTCCGTTGGGCGAATTGACTGAAGCAATAAAGAGTACTGATGAATATCATGCTCGCAATATTGATAGACTGCCGCAGCAACCACAGCGACAAATAGAATATTTTTTAGATCGCTCTATTAAGCAAAATAAAGTTTTAGAAATCCAATTAAATTCATTAGATGAATATGACCGAGTGAAACCACATGTTTTTGGTGTATTTCGTGGAATGGCAGAATTCGATGTTGTGTTGATTGGAGAAAATGAGGTCGATTTTTATGATATTAGAAACATTCAGATTCATAATTTCACCAAGTGGAGCGAAGAGCATATACCTGAAGAAAATCCAATTGAAGAAGAAACGGAACATTGCGAAACGATAGATGAATTTGTAGACGAATATTTCGATGATGAATGGATAGAATAG